AATGGTAGCAGCACTTGGTCCGCTACTACTAATAGCAGGTACGGTGATGACCACCATGGTTAAACTTCGAATCGCCATGCAGTTCTTAGGTCCTGCCTTTATGGGTACCATGGGAACAATAGCCCTGGTGATAGCCGCATTCTACGCTCTCGTCGCTGTCTTTATGATAGCCTATACTAAGTCAGAGACGTTCCGGAACTTTATCAATGCTTTAGCTCCGGCGATTAAGAAAGGGCTAGGAATTGCGGTTGAATGGACAGCTGAAAAGCTGAAAGTCCTTTGGGAATGGATGCAGAAGGCGGCTGATAAGGCTAAAGAGTTCGGATCATCTATTAGTTCGAAAATAGCTAACGTCTTACAACAATTGGGAATCAACATCGGACAAGCAGGATCTTCGATAGGCTCTTTCATTAGCAATGGCCTAGAGAGGTTAGGAGGAGCATTCGGCAAGGTCGGAGGAGTGATGGCAATAGCTGTATCCGTCCTCACTAAAGTAGGACTAGCTTTCTTAGGTATCACTGGACCGCTAGGATTTGTCATTAGTCTTGTAGTCGCCTTCCTATCTGCGTGGGCTCGTACGGGTCAATTGAACGCTGACGGAATCACTCAAGTATTTGATAATCTTTCAAGTACCATTCAAGGTGCAGCTGATGCGATTAACCAATACCTACCTATATTTGTTCAAAAAGGGACTGAGATACTAATCAAGCTCATTGAAGGTATTGCTAATGCTATTCCAGGAGTTGTCTCAGTTATTTCTCAGGTAATTGAAACACTAGTGAACACGCTATCGACTATCCTACCTACTATTATTCAGGCAGGAGTTCAAATCTTAACGGCTTTGATAAACGGTATTGCTCAAGCCTTACCTACAATTATTCAGGCCGCGTTACAGATTATTATGGCGCTATTTAATGGGCTCATTCAGGCTCTACCTACAATCATCGGAGCAGCTATACAGATTATCCAAGCTCTTATTCAAGGGCTGGTGCAGGCTCTACCTGCTATCATAGAGGCGGCTCTACAAATCATTACAGGTTTAGTTCAAGGACTTATTCAAGCCTTACCAATGATTCTAGAAGCAGCCTTACAGATCATCATGGGTCTAGTGAACGCTCTAATTGAGAATATCGGTCCAATATTAGAGGCAGGGGTTCAAATCCTAATGGCACTAATTCAAGGATTGATTCAAATGATTCCTCAACTCATTGTAGCAGCGATTGAAATTATTACGACGCTACTAACTTCAATCTTATCAAATCTTCCTCAATTATTAGAGGCCGGAGTTAAGTTGCTACTAGCATTGATTCAAGGACTCATTCAAGTGATTCCTCAACTTATTGCCGGAGCTATTCAAATTATGATGGCCTTACTCAAAGCCATTGTCGACTACGTTCCTAAACTACTTCAAGCCGGAGTTCAATTACTTCAGGCACTAATTCAAGGTATCGCTTCACTATTAGGTTCTCTAATTTCCACTATTGGTAGCATGATGGGCCAAGTAGTTAGCAAGATTGCTAGCTTCCTAGGGCAAATGCTATCCGGAGGAGCGAACTTAATTCGAAATCTTATTAGTGGTATCGGTTCTATGATCGGTTCCGTAGTCGGTAAGATTGGTTCAATGGGAAGCTCCATGATCTCGAGTATCACTGGATTCGCTGGGCAAATGGTAAGCGCCGGGGTCAACTTGGTTCGAGGGTTCATCAACGGTATCGGTTCGATGGTAAGCTCGGCTGTAAACGCTGCAGCTAACATGGCTAAAAGTGCCTTGAACGCCGTCAAAGGCTTCCTCGGTATTCACTCACCGTCTCGTGTGATGGAGAAAATGGGGGTTTATACTGGACAAGGTTTCGTAAACGGTATTGGTAACATGATTAGGACAACACGTGACAAGGCTATCGAAATGGCTGCAACAGTTACGGAAGCTCTTAGTGATGTGAAAATGAACATCCAAGAAAATGGAGTAGTTCAAAAGGTCAAAGACGTTTTCGAACAAATTGTAGACGAGATGCCGGACGAACTTCCAAAACCTGGATTCGGTAAGGTATTAGACGCTATTAGAACACCAGAAGTAGACCTTTACGGTAACAAGGAAAAAGATCCAGATAAACCTCAAGGAGGCGGAGCTTCCGGAGGTAAGGATCACACCACAATTTCTATCGGAACTATTGTGGTTCGAAACAATGATGACGTTGACAAACTCTCAAGAGGACTGTATAATAAAAGTAAAGAAACTCTATCAGGGTTTGGTAACATTGTAACACCATAAGGAGGCTAGTATGGCTAACAGACAAACGCTATTAGCAGATGGCATTGACTTATCTACTAAAGGAGCGACCGTGCTGGACTATACAGGGCTTACCTTGGCAGGATTTAAGGATTCAGGGTTCAAAAACCCAGAGGGGATAGACGGAGTGTTAGATTCTCCGTCTACTGCTCTATCCGGCCTAACAGGGAGCGTCACTGTATTGTTCAAAGGCTTATCGGAAAAACAAGTAAACGCAAAATATCGCGAGTTTAAACAGTTCATTCGATCGAAATCATTTTGGCGATTGTCAACTAAAGAAGATCCAGACTTTTACCGCTTTGGTAAGTTCCTTGGTGAAAGTGAACATGGGTCACTGACGGAAGTTCCTGTTTTAGGTGAGGCGACTTTGATTGTTAAAATTGGTATTCAGTTCAAAGATGGCTATGAGTACACGAACGCAGTCATTCGAAAACCTTATACCTTTAAGGCCGCTGATGGAGGGGATAAACTTCCTAACCCTGGACGTCCTACTCGTCAAGTTCGATTAGAGTTAAGGACGGCTAGCCAACTGAACGGCTACTTCCGTATCGAGGAAAAAAGTTCAGGACAATTTGTGGAGTTCGGTACTAACTCGGTACTTATGGAAGCTGGTTCAATCGTCATGTTGAACCTTGGTACTTTTGAACTAATTAAAATCAGCGCAAGTCAACAAGCTACAAATATCTTTAGGTACATTAAACGAGGAGCATTTTTCAAAGTACCTAATGGAGAAGCTACAATTAAGATCCAATATCGCGCAAACGATACGGCAGCATGGACGACGACTTTGCCCGTAACGGTAGAGATGTTTTTAAGTCCATCTTACTATTAGAAAGGAGATTTCATGTTAGATAACGGCCTAATAATGAGTCCTATCCCGGACGATATTGTTTATGTCTATGACCAAAACTATAATCTACTTGGCGCCAGCGTGGAAATCTTCAGTAAGATGTATGAAGATGAAATCGTAACCCGTGCGCGAGGTAAGGAAGTATTCACTTTTGAAAGCATTGAAACTTCTTCGATTTACCAACATCTAAAAGTTGAAAATATTATTAGTTTCGGCGGTAGATGGTTCCGTATTAAATACGCACAAGACGTCGAAGATACTAAAGGTCTTACCAAGTTTACTTGCTACGCCTTATGGTACGAACTCGCTGAAGGACTTCCAAGACCTTTGAAGCATGTAGCAACTACCGTCGGCGCCGTAGCGCAGGACATTATCAAGGACGCAGGTAAATGGGTTCAAGTAGTATGTCCACCTGACGGAGCGAATAAAAAAGTTAGAAGCATTACGGCTAAAGAAAACTCCATGCTATGGCACCTACGCTATTTAGCAAAGCAATACAATTTAGAGATCACGTTCGGTTATGAAGAACTATTAGAGCAAGAAGTTCGAATAGTTCGAACAGTCGTATTCTTGCAGCCCTACACGGAGTCCAAAGTCGACTTCCCGTTGGTCGTTGAAGAGAATTTGAAGTATGTAACTAGACAAGAGGACTCCCGTAACCTTTGTACGGCCTACAAATTGACTGGTAAAAAGGAAGAAGGAAGTCAGGAACCTTTGACCTTTGCGTCAATCAATAACGGAAGTGACTACCTCATTGACGTCTCGTGGTTTACTGCGCGTCAAATGCGTCCTAGGTACATTGCTAAGTCTAAAAGCGATGAACGTTTTAAGATTAAGGAAAATCTAATGAGTGCCGCTAGGGCTTACTTGGATATTTACTGTCGCCCTTTGATTGGGTACGAGGCTTCAGCGGTCTTGTATAAAAAGATCCCAGACCTACATCATACTCAATTGATCGTCGATGACCATTATAGTGTTATTGAATGGCGCAAAATTTCGTCCCGAAAAATTGACTATGACGACCTATCTCAGTCTGTATTGACGTTCCAGGATCCAAGACGGGATCTAATGGACTTACTGAACGAAGACGGCGAAGGTGTATTAGCTGGAGAGCTTGAAACTGAATCACATGTCGTTATTAGATACGCAGACGATATCTTAGGTACGAACTTCAACGCTGAATCAGGGAAGTATATCGGGGTCATTTCGACAACTAAACACCCTAATGAACTTGTCCCTGATGACTTCACTTGGGTCAAGCT